TTTAGCACGAGAATATTTAAAGAATTATTTGATAAAATAAATGTAGTCATCCTCTGGCTGTAATATATATTGAGCATAGAAGTAATCTTCATTAAGTTCTAATAGCTGACCTTTGTTTTCGCCAGCGCACACAGTGGCAGCGATTACTCGTTTGCCTTGAAATTCAAATTCATCTGTTTTTCGGCATGGTTGCTTTAGCCAATCGTACATTTTATCATCCACATCAACTAATCCAATCATATTATAGTATTCTTCTCTAGATTCAGTAAGAACCCACCACACGAAATCAGACGCGTAATACTCGGCATCTGCGCGTTGATCTAATTCGAAGCTAACGCCTTTATATTCACTCCATGCTTTAGCAAATAGGTCGTTGTGAAACCACTCGGATATGTCGAAATTCTCCTTCAAATTTTCAAGTAAAGTATCCGTAACCTCGATTAAATATTTGTCCATTTTTGCTAACATTTTAGGTTCCTCCCCATACAATCGTTCCATACCCTGGCGAGATACTAGCCAGGTTCCTTTTGCCTTTCTGCACTCCTCTGATGTGAATCGTGGTGGCGTGTTCCGTTGACCGGAGCACGCCTGCTTCACTGTAACAGGACTTATCTTCCAACGTTCCGCAGCTTCTGCGGAGGTCATAACGTCATTGAATTTCATAAATACCTCCTTATTTTCCCCAACCTAATGCGATTTCTGTGTCATTTTGCATTTCCGCTACTGCTTTCAAGCTATCAAATGTGTCAGCTTGCTCGAAACACATATCATCAAAATCATTTTTGAAAGTATATTCCTTCCAGTATTTACGGTTTAATTTAACTGCATATGCGTAAAGGTCTTTATTATAGTTGCGAACTTCTGCAACGTTCCATTCCTTTAGGTATACAACTTTGTTATTATCGATCACTAAAACAGGGTTGCCTTTTATGAACTTCACATTGTTAGTTACAATGATAATTTCATCATCGCTAATTACATGATTAAATTTAAAGTATTTATTAGAAGTGTGCTTCACTTCGCCGAAGAACTTAGTCAATTGAGATTCTTTTACGCTTTTTAAAAATTCGCCATACTTGCTCATGATAGGTGCTCCTTTTAATAACTCCCTTATCTTTGTCTTTATTATACATCGAATACGATGTATTTGCAAGTACTTTTTTTTAATTTTTTACACAAAAAAAAAGACCTTACCAGGACATATTCCCAGTAAGGCCTTTTACATTATTATAGTCAATCCATGAGTCCGCCTGCTCATGCTCAGGAGATGCTTGAATCACCTCTCAGTCATCGATGAATTACTACTCCGATTGTCGCACCCGCTCCCAGTATTTGGGATAGGTTGCGTTGCATCCGTAATCTCTTGATTGTTTTCTTGTCGTTCTCTATTTGACCTTTCAATTCGGTCAAAGAGTTCTGCATTTCGTTTAAGGTGACTTCTTGCTTCACTAAGTCCGCTTTGGCTTTGTCCAATTCGGTCGTTAATTTGTCGATTGTAGTCTTGGCTTCGTTCAATTCTTGTCGCTGCTTCACGGCTATAGTCTGTGCTTCTGTCAATGGAACGTTGGCTACTTCGATTAAGCTCAAAGCTTTCTCGTTGTTGCTTTTCAATTCGTTCCACTGACTCACGGGCACGCTGATAGTCGGTTCCTCTAGGTTGGTGGAAAATGTATCCGAGGCAAAGGATGAGGACGAACCCAATACCACCGATAATAATATAGCGGTAAGCAGGGTGATTAAGTAATACTTTGATTTTGTCATACATTATTCCCCTCCTGTTGCGTAATCAGTAATGCCTCTTGCTATAGCACGCACTATAGTATCAAGGTCATTGTTAAGTAGTGCTAGGTCTTCATCATTATCGATAAAGGCCATTTCTACCAACACAGCTGTTGCATCCGTGCCGTTTAATACCCATAAATCTTGCCGTTCTTTCACACCACGATCAACCGTATTAATACTACGGATGATTTGCGATTGGATATCGTTCGCTAGACGTTGGCCATTGAAAGACTTGTACAAAGTTTCTGTACCCCTAGCTTGAGTGTTAAAAGCATTGCAGTGCAGAGACACAAATATATCTGCTCCCCATTCGTTAGACGTTTCACACACAAGACCTAAATCATCATTTTGTAAAGTTCTAACTTCACAGCCCGCTGTTTGTAAATAACAAGCCAATAGCTTACCCGCATCACGAGCAACGTCGCATTCACGACGTCCTGTGTTAGGATTTACTGCTCCGCTATCCAGGTCAATATCATGCCCAGGGTTAATAAATACTTTCATTTTTTCTCCTCCTGTTCTAACTTATCCGGGATACCATTGTTATCCCTATCAACGCTAAGCCATAATAATCCTGTGAGTGATACAATCACGCCTGGAGCTCCAAACATATGGTCAATTAAGAATGCTCCCATTGTTATGATCTTATCGTTTGCGCCAGATATTTCTCCTAAATAAAATGAAATCGCATAAGCCATGGTTGCCAATATAATTGGCGTTAGCATGACAAGAATAATCACTCTTGCCCCCCATACTAAAGTAGGGTGAATATTAGCGATTCGGATTGAACTATATATAATTTTAACTTTATTAATTACTTTCACCTTATCCAAGGCTTTCACCTCCGTCATTCGGGATGGTGATTCCCCTTTTAATTGGGATATTATTGAGTAATTGAATATGCATTAACTCTGTATTTAGCGTTTGCGTTGTTTTCTCCAATGCATCCAGGCGGTGAAATATGGCATCATCTCGTTCCTCCAACTTCACTAGTTGCCTTAGAATATCTTGATTACTTTCCGTTAATTTACCGATACTATTAATAGCATCTGTCATGCGGTTATCATAATATTCCCTTTGCTTATCTAGCTTACGCCCTACATGATCATCAAGTTTACGTTTAACCTCGGCTATAGATGTATGCTCCAAGAACCACACCATCGCTCTAAATGACCCTCGAAGGGCAGCCCAGATGACCCCTAACAATGTCATCCAGAATCCTATATCCGCAAAGTATGGCGGAATTCCTGCATCCATCAGAAGTATTCTGATTTCGTCCATTCATGAACTCCTTTCTTATCCTATAGAAAATTAACCTACTTTATTAATTGTGTCGGTAGCAAATACATATTCGTATTTAGCACCTTGTTCCGTAGTGATGAGTTCGGAGCCGTTGAATTGGATCTTCTTCGTATTAATTCCTCTAAAATTAAACTTGATAGATGTTGCCACTCCCGTTTGATTTGGTGTCATTGGGTCTTCGGATACAGTAATCACCTGCCCTCTATTAACTTTAATAATAGTATTGTCACCACAACTTACCAAATCGTCAAAGTTGTTACATACTTCTGGGAAGTTACCACCTTTAGCAGGATTGTTTGGTAATTGTGTTAAATCAAATTCTACAAAATCAACTTTCTTGTATTCACTAACTCTTTCTGCTAGAGTTTTAAACATATTTTCTAAATTAAACTTTCCTGTAGATTCTAATGTAGTAGGAATCACCTTGACCCCTTTTTCATATACCTTGCCCTTACCTACAACAGTAACGCCAACAGTCGAAGTTGTTAATGGAACATCTTTAATAAATGCCCCAAAGTCTGGACCTGTAACTTCACCAGATGCATATCCGGACACACGATATGTCCCTACGATACTACCAAGCATATTAAAGTATTCTAGTTCAACATCCTTAGTGTTAAATGGTTCATCTAATGGAATTTGAGCAACACCATTTTCACCAAGACTAACTGCTGCCGCAAATCCTCGACCAAGTAATGCCACTCTGAAATATGGCGTTCCAGATACGCTGATATAAGTTTGGCCTTGTGATGGACGTTTGAAGTTAAATGGTTTAGGCTGCTTTTTAATGACATCACCCAAACCACGGATAAGACCTTTCAGGACTTCATTTGGAGTTGCGTTTTCGCAATATACATTTAGGCCTAAAAGCATTTCATAGGCACCATCAGCCGTTGCATCTTTACCAGGCAACCCATCATCCCCATTACGGCCATCTTGTCCTTTTAAACTATTTAAGAAGTCCTCACGTGTACCGGAATTTCCGGATTCTATCCATAATTCATAGGCGCTTTTACCTGCCGCACCTTCCAATTTAAGCGGTGGTAAATTCAAACCTGTTAAATTAATATTTAATTCTTGTGCCATGATATAATCCCCTTTCTAATGACGTGCAATATCTTGAATGATATTGACTTCACCAAAACCTAATTTCAAACTATGTTCATCGTTGTAAACGAACGCATCATATTGATGAATACCTTTAGCATCCACCTTACTAACTGTGCCATTACCGTTAATACGGAATGTGATACGGTTATTCTCAATCACACCATTAACAGCTAACACCTCATTTGTGTCAGGCTTTCGCCTAACTTTCATAATGGCGGTGTACCCATCATATGTCCCACCATCCTCGATGATGTAGGTCAATCCGTAATCTTGACCTACATGTAAATCAAAATCGAATTCTTTCATATACGCACCTCCTCATTACCAGAACGACATAATCGTTATCCCCGCACGGCCCCAACCGCCTTGACGAGCTGACATCTTACCGTAATAGAAATAACCCTTTTCGGTTATCCCTAAGCCATAAATTTCAGCAGGTTTATTTTTAACACCAGGTCCTTCACTTGTTGTAACCCTAAATACTGGCGGCGGGTTATCGACTATGCCTGAATATTGGACTACACCGTATACCGGTCGTCCTTGATTGAACGATATGAATCTACCGTTATTCCTAGATACTATATCTTCATTTTGACCATTAGTATTCCCGTTAAGTAAATCACCACCGAAGCCGTTCATACTCCAGCGGTCTCTCATATTGAGTGTCATTTTAAACCGCTCTTGAGCAATCTGTTGAATTGCATTGATTTCGTTACTAGACATATACGTACCAGAATATTCATATTTACCTTGCTCCATTGGATCAGATACCCAGCGCAAGAAGATTAAAGTCTTATCCCATGAGTATCCAGGCGGTATTTCTATTTTGTCACCACTTGTAACATCTATTCGCTTTACGAAGGACGGCTTTAATTGTTGCCCTTCGGCATAGACGCTATTGGCATCAATTCGAGAGCCAGTGATATTAGCACCTTTAATGTTGCCGTTGGCATCTACTTTAAATGAACCGTTTTCGTTTTGAATTTCTGTACCAATTAACTTGCCGCCTCGAAGTGTGCCACCGATATAGGCAGATAGAGCAGACAAACTATCCACTTTCAACTTGTCAGCAGTAATTGCATTAGCCTGTATCATTTTGTTTGTAATAATATTATTATCAAACAAAGTCTCAGCTGTAACATGGAATAACTTGCCATCTAAACGAATTCCATTCGTTCCAATATTAAGCCTGTTGACTATTTCCTTGCCATTGAGTGCACTTAGCCCCTCTTTTACTTTTAGCTCAATCCCGTTATCAAGTTGAGTTATACGAGATTCTACATCTCTGCTCAAGTTTTCAACTTTAGTACTATATTCATTTGATACTTTATTGAACTCTGCACTGAGTTCGTTAACACGTTTATCAAATTCAGCCAGCCCTAGCGACTCTCTGTCTAACATTTCTTTAGGAATGGTAGCTTTAATCGTCACCATTTGCTCATCGAGTTTACCTTCTCCGAACACATCGACAAACGCACATCGGACCGTGTACACTCCTGGCTCGTTGGAATACGTAAGCATGGTGCTTGTCGTTTCCAAATCGTCCGTTCTGGTATCGCCTACAATGTGGCATCGAATAGCATAGGCCTGCGCAGGCTTAGCTGAGAAGTATAAGTTAATGCCATTAATGGTACTTTTAACTACAACGTCAGGCTTGTCGAGTTGCGGCAAGTTGTAATCATATCGAGCTGGTGTTGAGTATTTACCAAGAGTACTTTTGGCAAATAGATATACCGTGTCCGTACGTTTAGTTAACGTGAGCGTTGCAGTAGTCCCCTTTACCCTAGCCAATAATGCCGTAGAGTCATTTCCTGGATTATTGTCAGTACGTAGTTCATAGTAATCTACATCAGCATTAAGAACTTCATTCCATTTCGCTTTTGCATCACGGTCAAAAGAAATAGTAAAGTTCTTAGGCATATCGGGAATAGTGTCCATTGGCTTGACTTCGACATCAACCATTTGAGTCGTTTCCGCTCGATTACCAAATCGGTCAACAGATACAGCTTTAATTCGATATGTCTCACCTGGGCCCAATGCCTTAATGATCACTTGGCTTGTACTACTTCCTGCATACTGCCATTCTTGGCCAGTTATCGGCTTTCCACTTTTAGCGGTTAGCATATACCATACCTCAGCCACATCGAAGTTAGCCGGATTAGCAGGCGGATCAAATAGCACTTGCAAATCGTAGTAAACACTTTTATCTGCAGTCTGATTATATCGACTGAGTACGTGCAAATTTTGCACATCCTCAGGGGCTTGCATTTTAGGTATGTTAATCGATTTAGTAATACCTGTAGTCAACTGCCCTAAATCATTAATAGCTTGAACACGCACCTCGTAATTCGCACCTAACAATACATCTGATATTGCGGTTCCATTAGCAGAGGAAGGGAAATTCCCAATATATGTCCAGGTATCACTTTTCGTATTGCGGAAATTCACAACTACGTTTGTCACTTTGCCGTCACGTGGTAATTGCCATGATACGGCGATGCGAGAATACATAATACCATTTGCACCGTACACGTCGCTCACGAGCCCGATATCTTGTATATCGGATGCGCTATGATTAGCATAATTGATACTTGGGACATGTCCATCATCTGCAGCGTACAATTCCGGGTAATATTCCATGCATTGGATTTTACGGGTCATTTCAGAATGACCTTCGGTAATGGCAAGGACTCTAAACGGTTTGGCCGCTTTTGAAATTTCCCCAAACGCATAAATACAATCCTTTTGCACCGGTATATTTTCTTGAATGATAACATTCGCGCCGGATACGTTAACTACGTTATACGTCGTTACCGCATCAGTTGTATTGTTACGAACTAATAACTGATACTGCTTACCTAGTTGCGTTGTAACTTCCTTATCGAGTGTAATCGTTTGCCCATTAACAGCGACCACTCGGCCACCTTCGCCCCATTCAGGGACGTCATGCTGCACGAGGATAATATCACCTACCGTACAAGCTATTGCATCGGTGAAAGCCTCAAACGTTACCGTCCGTACTTCGTACTTATTACATCTGAGATAATGCTTGCCATGTCGATAGGCCTGTTCCAGGCTAGTACATCCCATGAGCTCGATTTGAGCAGGATTGGTAAGTGAGTTAGATTCATCGTATGTATCACCGTACACCGGAATCACATCACGTTCATAATCCTTATCCTTGTTAATGAAGGATAATTCGATTGAATTAGCCCGAGCCTCTACTCCCTGGAACTCTTCTGTAAAGCTGCCATATTTAATGTTAGCCACGGTAAATAGCTGTACCGGAGAAGATTGATAATCACTCACGCAGGTAAATCGTGTTCCTGCAGGAATGACTTTGCCACGTCCTACCGTTTCAGGATATTTGAGGGCATCCCATAGGCGAGTAGCTGAATCATAGATGTAGTTAAAGGTGAATTTATTTAACGTGCATTTCTCGGCCCAAGCATTAAAAGCGTCATAATCGATACGCCCATAGGGTTGGCCAAATACAACATACTCACCGCCAATCTTACGGCATATATGCAACAGGTCATATGCTGCCCATGCAGGATTGTCAGCCGGTTTTTCTTCATATTGGTTATTGTAGGGATTAAACACCCATACTTTACTACGTTCCTGAATCCAGGACACATCTGGATCAGAACCGCTTAATTGAGATGTAGCGAGTGCCTTAATTCCTATAAGTGCTTTACCAGGATGCACAAAATCGTCATAGATAATCTGGGTTAACTGAGTCCAATACACCTTATTAACATGACGTAGGCTCGTACCGTCCTTACCAGAACAGCGCATACGGACTTCATATTTCGCCTTTTCGAGATTATCAAATCGAAACACACGATAAAAGGCAGAGTTCGTAGCCTCCCAAATATGGCCTGCATAATTTGAATTAGCTATATCTCGATTAGATTTATCGATGAAAAACCATTGTTTCGGTTTCTTCTTAACGTGGCCAGATAAGCCCTTATTATTGGCTAATGGCAAAGTTTGCCATTCTTGCGTTCCTACCTTACGAATTTCAGCATCGACAGTAACAGAGGTTTTATCCATTCCGCCGCTGTCATTAGAGTAGTACAACCCGTTAGGGAATCCGATTGTTAGCTCAATAGCATCGCAAGCGTCGCCCTGTACTTGTTGTACGCTCCAGTCGCTTTTAAGTTCATAGTTTAAGCCCTGGTCCGCAAAGTTATCGTTGAAGTTAGGAATAACAGTCTGATCATTCGTACCTAGGCGAATATCGACTTGCACATCTTTGTAATTAGAGATTGGGTTAGAGTTAATTCGGATATCCTCAATCTTAGATAGCTCGCCTTCGCCTGCGCAATATAGCAAGTTAAGATACTGCTTATCCCCATCACTAATTACATGTCGAGATAGCAGCATACCAGCCGATTTCATACGGCCATAAGTTACGGCGAGTGGATAACCTTGTCCGGTTACAGTCTTAGTACCGCCCCATCCATATGTAGTGGACTGCTCGGAATTAGACCGGTCGACTTTAGGTGCTGTCAATTTAGATATTACAGCGTTCCCAATCATACCTACCGCCATTGACAGGACTGTTCGCCAGATTAGACTTTGGATGCCAAATATAGCACCGGATGCGATACCACCTGTAAATACGGCCATACCGATTGATAGTAATACACCAAAGAACTTACCTTCAATCTTAGGCATAGCCACGATATAGCCATCATCATTAACAATCGTATCGATAGTTACTTCGTGCCCGTTAATCGAATACACCCATTCACCAGGTGCCTTATGGTAATGGCTTACCGGTTTACCTTTCTTAAACGGCATATATTGAGTTTCATGCTGCTCCGGTTTAAACGGATTTTTGACGATGATTATATTAACCATTGGTGTCTCCTTTCCACCTGTATATATGCCTTAACCGAGGCACGTATTTTGAGATGTGTTCGATACACACCCCGGACTTTTGCGTTGCGTGGATGAAGTTTCCGCCGCCTATATAAACCCCTACATGATCGAGTTCCTTTCCGTACAGCGCAAATACAAGAACGTTCATTTCACCTGGTTCTCGTATTTCCTGCCAATCTCCCATTTGTACGTCGGTATAATTGGGAAGTTCGATACCAGAGCGCCGATATACCTCGGCCACCAATTCCCAGCATTTCATCTGTTCAAAAGGTGTGCCAAACAAATCAGTAAAGTCATTTGTTGGATGCATAAAGTCCCCCTTGCGGAATAGTAGGTTCTCCGCCGAACCTTGTACTATTCCCTAGTTCTCTGCATCGTGCTAGTGTCTTATTACATTCACCAGCATCGCCCTTATATCCGCATTGAACGCCTTTGAATTTAAACGGGCAGAAATCTTTCATAACGCGGATCAGCGGGAACCTGCGATTAAAGCTGAAGTCTGTTCCGAGTGTAAACTCCATCCATTCAGCATTAGCCTGCGCGCCGGTAATCACAAAATGCTCTTCCAGTTCACATACATCTGGAATTGATGTATTTACAATTCGGATAATAACGTCCGCACCAGTGAATCCTTTGTTAGTTTCGGACATACGTTGGATAGTCCGAGTCACATTAGATACCGATAATTTCACATTTGGTAAATCCGTTTGGTTCTTATTGACATCTGCTAAATGGAAAGGAAAGGCTATATACGTGTTCCCCTTGAATTGGATATTTTCCGTATTATTGACAAGTCGAACCGTTTCTTTGTTGTAGGTAATATCTAACAACATAAGCCACACACCTGTGGCCGATATTTGGTTTTTCTCAATCATTGATGCGGTCGATAGCGGTAACATATCAAGCCTCCTGTAATTTAACAGTACCAGTCCAAACGCCGTAGTCATTCGCTGCAAAGTCTAACTGGTCGGAGAATCTTACGTGAAGAGTTTCACGCGTTTCCGGATGAACCCAATCAAAAATACCGGAGCAGTTGACCTCATCGAAGAATGCCTTCAATCGTTGATACTCGGCAGTAGGCAACTTATACCCCACGGAGTATGTCCGTAGGGTTTTAGTTGTTTTCTTGCGAGTAATTAACGTCATATTCTCGACTTGGCCTTTATAAGTTACATCCGGCGTAGTTTCCTGGATTGGATATATCGGATATCGTATTTCTGGAAATGTAGCCATAATTAAGTTGCGGCCGCCCTGATGGCGTCTCGCACACCTCCTTTATTTGTGTTAGCTGCACGAACCATTACATCGATGATGTAATTTTCGCCATCAAACCGAGAGTTCTGTTGCTTGCTTTCGAGCTCTTGGCCAGACTGATTGATGATATTAACAACTACATTGTTGCTTGTAGCGCCACCTACCAATCTACGTGTTTCGCTCGCTGTGTAAATGCGATGCGATCCCGAGGATTGTAAAAGTTCCGGTCCGTTTTCACCAACCAACATAAGTCCAGGATTCGTTTTTCCTCCGGCAGCGAATCGATTACCGGTAAATGCAGAACTAAACGAACCGCCACCAGCAAAGGACGATGTCCCTTTTGCAGCACCTAGTGAGCCAATACCACTTACTGCACCACCAAATAATCCTTGCAATTTAGGCATGATGTATTGTTGGAACGTTAACTGAATCATCATCTTAATAATGGCGTTCGTCATATCCTTGAATATGTCCTTAATGCCTTTACTAAATGACTTCGTTCCTGTAGCCATAGCTTCAAGATTATTTGTCCATGCCGAGTTGATAGAGCTCATCGTACTATCAAAAGTAGATTTTGCTAAATCCGCATAATTGGTAGTCTCTTGCTTATATTGGCGTGCGGCTTCTTGTAGGCTTGTTTTAAGACTGCGACCTGCAAGTTCCCATAGTTTCTGTTGAGACTCTAATAGGTTCTTTTCAATCTGCAGTCTTTGCGTAGCCGTTAACTGGGCCTCATTGACTTCACTCCGTGCATAGTCAATATAGGTCTTTAACTCTTCAGCAAGTAAAGCGTCCGCATCACTGCGAGACAATCGGCCTAGTGTAACCATATTAGTTAAGTGGTCAATATTTTCACTTGTTTGAGTGTAGGCTAACTCTCTGATTTTCTGCTCAGTATCAGACGCCACTTTTAAGCGCTCTGCTTGAGCTTTCTTTTCAGCGAGTTCCTTATCGCCTACAGCCTTTGTATACTCACGTACATTGTCATCAATTTGAGCTTTTTGTGCTTCAGCTTCCGCTTTGAGTAATTGCAATCGGTCGCCTGTACGTTCAGGATCGAGCTTCTTAATATCCTCGTTCATCTTGCGAACACGGATAGCTTGATTGCGTTCAGCTTCAGCAAGTCGCTTTTGATACAGCTCTTCATTCTTAGCTCTAACTTGGGCGGTTAGATTTGACTCAGCAAGCTTCTTAGCATTTGCTGCACTACCAGCTGTGTCGGCAGAGACGCTCGATGTAGCACCGGCTAATAAGCTAGTGTCTACATACCCCGTGATAGCACCAAAATCACCCGATACGCTTGGCTTACTAACAACGCCAGTACTTGAATTGGCACCGGTATACCCGCCATTTCCGTCGCTAATGACGATATGATTGTCGCCAAGTACGACAACACCATCTCCGGCTTTAGGAGTGTATCCATCGCCCTCATCGTGCCATGCACCGGCCGCTCTTGCAGCATCCATGATAGATGGAACATATCTTGGTACATCTTTACCGAATGCCTGTAATACCGAATCAGAGAATAGCTTTCCGCAATCCGTTGCCCATGTACCATCTGCGCCTAACTCGTATGCCTTACCGAGTTGTTCATTGGCTGCGTCTAGCACACTCACGGCTTCTCCAGTAACGCCTCCGCTCAATCCAGAAACAGAACGGATGATATCACGAATATTCTTATTGTTAGATTCATACTGGTTCTTAGCTGTTAGCTTATCAATTTCGTATTGACTGCCATCAATTTGCAGGCTTTGCAAGGTAAGTGAGCGATACAAATCGGCCATGCGTTCCACCGCACTCGTCAACTTCTCAGCCGCTTGTTGAGCTTTTTTAGCAGCCTGCTCTTGCGCTTTGGCCGCTTTTGCGGCTTCCTCATTCGCCTTATTGATAGCCTCGGTATTCGTTAATCCGCCATTAGCAAGGTCCTCTTTCGCTTTTGCGAGTTCTTCATCGAGTTTCGCTTTTGCAGCATCAGCTTCTTCTTTTTGCTTTAAAGCCGCATCGATTCTAGCGCCTTCTTCTTTAGTCGCTAAACGGTCATTCTTTACGAGTCCGAGCCACGCACTATCCTCAATCCAATATCGAGTATCATGCTTATCCATGTAGGCTTGGCTCATACCTGTAGTGGAATTAGTATTCTTGTGAATACGTTTACCGTCAACTTCTACGCCAGTATAAGACGCTTTTGTCTGTTCGTTATATCGGAAATCAAGAAGCGCCTTACCTGCAAGCCCAATTACTGTAGCTAATGTTACCCACGGACCTGCTGCAGCAAGTGTAGCCAGTCGCATAAATCCGAGTGCACTGGTTAGTGATCGCATAACGACAATAACTGCGCCAGCTTCTGCACCGAATTTAACAATTCCGCCAATAGCTTCCTTCTGCTCGGCGGTCATTGTCTCGAATTCTTTAGCTACATCTAACACGCCTTTTGCGTAGTCGTTAAATACAGGAACTAACTCATGACCGATAGATACTGCAAGGCGTTTCCCTGTATTCTCTAAATCCTTTAATTCCCGATTTAGCTTTGCGGACTTAGATGCTGCATCATCGTCGATGATAAGCCCCATTGCCTTGGCACGTTCAGCCACCTTTTCCATCTGCTCAGCGGACATGTTGAGCATGGCGTGCATTTGATAGCCAGTACGCCCAAAGAGTTCCATTTCGACACGAGTCTTTTCAGCCCCGTCCTTCATGCCTCTTAGACGTTCCTGTATCATCTTGAATACTTCAACGGTGTTCTTGCCTTGGATATCTTCAAGTGTGTAGCCTAATTTACTGAATATATCAGTACCGAGTTTACCCTCTGCCCGAGCGACTTCCATTTTCTCTTTGGCCGCTCCGACGTTCTTGGAAAACTTAGCAAATGCACCAGCGCTATCCTCCATAGCTATGCCCATATAATTGGCCACGGCTAATAGTTCACTGGTTTCTTTTGCCGTAGCACCAGTGATACCGGATAACTTCTTAACGGCTACATCCCATTGAATAGCCTCCTTGGCAAGTTTGGCACCGATGCCTACTACACCAACACCGGCACCTATCGCCATGAGGTCATTCTTCATTTTGCCAAGGGCGGATTTGGCGCCTTCGGCACTAGCTGTAATTTTCTTGAGTCCTGCTTCCGTATTCTTATCGGTCAGCTGAACGACAATATCAATTAAATTATTGGCCATTCTTGTGCGCCACCTCCAATTCTTTGGCTTCTAACAATACGAGTAAATCGATAAGATGCGGCAGTGGCTCGATGCCGTAAGCCCTCGCCACCTCTAATACCGCTGGCATATCGAATCCTGCAATACCGCCTGGATGCCAACGTCGCTGCATCCGGCTAGCGTTGTACACTCGCATTGCTTGTCTAGTTCCATCTAATTGGTGAGGGGAATTAAACTCACACTCCGAACAGTCAAAATGCTGTTTAGTCTCACGTTGCATTTTGACGCAGTCTGAGCAGTATTTCGGCTTATCGGAGTTGAGCCAACCCCACACCTGAATTAGTTTTTTTCGATTTCAGCCTTTTTTTCGTGAGTAAACCGCATGGTATCAAGCGCCACTTCCATAAGATCATTGTCTGGTGCTGCGTTGATTTCATCTTCAGTCAATCCGTAGATGTGCTGCATAATCCATTGTGCAAGGTCACGAGAACGCAATAAGCGCTCTGTGTCCAGTGCTTCCTCCGGAACTGGAGTATACAATGGGTCTAAACCGGATTTAATTAATTCGCCACGTTCAGCGAATGTTAAGCCTCTTACTTTGATATCTTCAAATGCCATATTGGCACCTCCTAGTATTGTTCTTGATTATTAACTAATGTAATGATGGATGCAGAACGACCAGAATCTGCACGGTAGTACGCCTTAAACGGTAGTTCAATATTGACGCCACGAGGACCGTCAATACCTGGAGATTGTCGTTCGTATACCAGCTCAGGCAACTTGAATGTAAGCGACCAGTCATCTTGCGTAAGTTGTAATTCCAAGCTAGATTCTGTACCATTGACCGCTTTATTCAAGAGGTCCTTATTTTGGAAGAACGCTTTAATTGTCCCGGAAATTGACACAATACCTGGGTCGATATACGTTCTAAACCCTTTACCACCGATAGCATAAGAATCACCATCCAAGCCAAAGTCAAAGTTGATATCGCAACTTAGAATATTGGCCACAGTAACGCCGCCTTCTTTAATGGTTGCGTTAAGGTTTTGGAATGGTAAGAAATTAACTGCCTTAGCTGCAGCATCGAATGTAGTGGCCGCTAATGTTTCCTTACAGCCCATTACATCCACAGATGCCGTAAGTTCGGAGTCACCGCCAAACTTGAATCCTAGTTTGCTAACTCGTACGCCAGCGAATTGTTGGAACACATTAACATCAGGGTATCCCTGTTCGATAGTTAGCGACGGCATTGTGTTGCCGATTTTAAACACATGCTCAGACTTCTTATTTGGCGCTTGGCCAGTCGTATTAGAAGTCGGTTGCCCGAATGCAGCTTTTAGCCAATATCCGATGTCAATAACACCAACAGGTACAGTTAAACTACCGGACGTGTCGATGTTGCCACGGAATGGCGCTGCAGGATTACGATCACCACGTATTACGGTGGAATCGTTTAAATTTTGACTAGCTTTTACGGAGCTAGATATGATTGGCGTGATTACACCGCCAGTGGATGGCGTTGTACCGAAATCCGCCTCAAACGCAATCGCCACATGGGACTGAGAACCCTGTGCACGTTTTGCTGTTGCCATATGCATTTCCTCCTTTAATATTCAATATTCCCGCCGATTACATGCGGAATCTCTATAGTAGCTGTTAACCGTCCGGTAAACACCGGGCGCCAATTCATACTATCAAGTTCATAGTCAATGTCGATTACCGGAAACGCCGGATTCACCTTGCAAATGCATTCGATGATTAACTGCCCTAGATTATCCGATTCAAGCGCTCCGTCATATCGAATGATATTCTTAACGCGAGTTGCACCTTTATGGACAATACCCCATACAATCATTAACGAGTATGTGTAGGTATCCGCAAGCCCTTCGTTCTTATTACTCGGTAGTAATATGATGCACGGGCAATCTTCTTCAAGCGGTGCATCGACATCGTCGTAGCCGACATACAGTTGCGCTGGCTTTCCGTATTTGTCATTGCAAAATTTAGTCAACGCTTCATCGTTCGCTAGAGCCTCGGCCCAGCGTTCAACGATGCGCGACAGTGGAATTGTTTGTTGCATCAAATCACCTTACCCTGTAATTACGTCGAGAAGCGGATTGTGCCGCTGGTCCAGGTATAGCGTAGTCACCTATCTTATCCTCAATATAAGGTTTAAGCTTAGGCTGTAATGCAGCTTTCATAGGGCCATAAGTATGACGTGGCTGAATTTTGAACATCGATTTTCCTTTTGGTAACGGTACACCGGCAGCAAATAACTTTTTGCGCATAGGCTCTGTAATCTGCTTGGTATATCCTTCCTCGATACGTTCGCCTAACCGTTTAGCCGAATTAGATAACCACCCGACACGAACGGCTTGCTTGCCTTTGTCATACTGATATCCGACTGCATTCGATAGCTTACCAAGAGGACTGTAACCGATTGTCCTGGCGCTAATGCCCATATCAAGTAAGGCATTTCGCGATTTCGAGCCCCAGGCTTCTCGTTCTGCACGTCCTCCGCTTTGATAAGCTTTTCTAAGTTTCGCACCGAATGCTGACTCAAATGCGGCTCGACGAGCTGGCGCCATGAAGTTAGGATATTTACGTCCACCAGGTGCACCCGACCGAATGCCCTGCTTAATTTCCTTTTGCATCATCCAACCTGTCGACTTTAATGCTTTACGCATCCAGTCCGGTTTAGTTTCTGCAATGAAATTCAGATAAGGCGTGGCTGTGTCTGTAATTGTAATCGGTTCATTACTCATTACGGTCTCACCGCCCTCACGTTATGGACAACTTCCAAACAATACATCGTACCGTCAAAGTTGGAAATGTGATCAACGTACCATTTCTCGCCATTGATATACACCTCGTCTTTTGAACGCGGATTAGGAACATCCTTAGCACGCACCCAAATTTGAGCTTTATCGGCTAGTGCTTTGTCGACGAATCCGGAACCCTTACCGTCATATTCACCGATTTCTACACTTGCCCTTATGGACTGACCTTTGTAATTAATCCTTTCGCCGAATACAGATAGTAACGCTTTATCATCATATTTCAGCATTAGTTTTACCTCATAAAAAGTAAAGCGCCCATTTTGGGCGCTTTGTAATTATTTAAGCAGTAGGTTGTAACAACATTACTGTCACAGTTTCCTGTGTAGCCGTCTTAGGTTCTACAGCCATGCCGAGAACTTTACCACCAGTTTTTACTGCTTTGTCTGTTAAGAATTGAACTAGATCACCGACAGCGTAAGTATCTGCTTTATTAGCTGCTACTTTAAATACGCCTGTTACTTTTACAGCGCCAACTTCACCTTTAGCAATGTCAGTAATTGCAACTCCGTGCAATTTACCGACTTCTACAATATCGCCAACTTTTACAGGCGCGGTAGCTGTGAAATTGATACGATCAGTATCCATTATGAATTGTGTCATCATATATGTTACCCCCTAATTATTTACCAGCGTTTTTATAAAGACCACGGAAGTCAATAGCGTCAACACCAACATCAAATGCTACTTTATATTCAATGCCGTCAACATCAAAGCCTTGACGTGTTTCAAGACGTGGATTTTCAACGCCATTCAAGTACGTTACTTCAATAGTGTCATGTTGACTTGCATCGGCTACTAGATACCATGCAGTAGTGTCTGTCAATTCAGGATCAGATACTACAACAAAGCGACCTTTATAAGGGTTAACTACGCCGGAGTTTGTACCGTCTACTGCTGCAGTAGAGTTAACGATTTGGTATGCAGTCATTTCGAGTTCTGGAGGAACTACCAAGTATTTAGGTGTGATGTTAAGAGTGGCATCACCAGTAATACCTTTTTGACGACGCATAGCAGTAATTGCTTTCGCCAAAGATGTAACGGATAACGCCTCTGCTGTTTTCGCTACGTTTCCGTGTTTATCATCAAATAAGGCTACGTTATCTTGCATTTTAACTGTACCAGTTAATTGAGCATACACCATTTTGTTTACCAGCCGTTTTGCAGCGGCGCCGTATTTAGTAGCAATTTTGGAGAATAAAACCAAGTCGTCATTAATAATAGCTTGGCGAGTCAAGCTAAAGATTTTACCGTATGTAGCTACTTTAGTACGAGCGGATGCCTCGCCGAATACATCTTGTGGGAATTGACCGCCTTCTGGTACTAATTCTAGGTTGCCTGCTTCAGACAATGCGTAACGTGCTGCTTCTTTGAAGTCACGGTTAGAGCCTTTGCCTGTCCAGATTTGGAATGTAGTTTCAGCTTCGTTAAAACCATTCATCACAGATTTATTGGCCAAGTTAGACATGATAGCAGGGAATGTAGATGTGGAGTTAATAGCCGCACGTGCCATTTCCATGTTATCACCAAAGTTAGCTTTAGTATCACATTCACGTCGTAAGGACTCGCGAGCTAACTCAATCAAGGAGTAGCCGCGCAATTCACTAGCACCTGGTGCCGGTTCTGTTACAGGCAAGCCTGCTGCCATTAATACTGCGTCTTGTGCTGCTGCGCGGAATTTATCAGCTTCCGCTTCACCCATTGTTACAGACACACCTTTGTTACGTGCGCGCAACTGATCCATTACCATTGTGCGAGCTTCGTCAACAGATACCCCCATTACGATTGCTTCGTCTGCACCTTCTACATCAAAGTCACGGAACAATGCAGTAATTTCGGAAGTACGTTTACGCTCTTGCTCCATTGCTTTAGCAAGGTCTGCTTGTGTGATACCAGCCTCAACTGGTTCTGTAGATTTTACATCTTCAGTTTTTAAAATTTCTTTTTCATCCATACTTTTTTCTTCCTCCTGTGTGTCAATACTTGTATGAATTTCTTCAGCACTTCGTCCCACCCCTACAGTTGCGTCGGCAGGAATAGATACAATACTGATTTCTAAAGGTTCCCAATCTGTTACTACAACTGCGTCAGGTCCTTTGAATCTGCCATTACTAGATACAGAATCTTTCTCACGGAGCACCTCATAGCGCTTAATGGAATACCCAACGCTTACACCTTGTAGTGTGCCCGATTGTACCTTTTGGAATATTGTTTCGGATTGCTCATCTTCATCGAATCGCACTAATGCTTTGCCTCGATTATCTTCAATCCAAACCTTCTCAATGTGTCCAACCACCGCATCACGGTCATGATTAAACAACAATGTCCCTAAACCATTATTAAAGCGCTCAAGGTTGATACACTCTTCGTCATGGCAAAGGATTTCATCGCCGAACCAACGACCATATGGCGTTTCGGAAGAGAAAGATAATTCTACTGTCCGACTATCGGTATCGACGTTGTCAATAGTAGATTCCCGGCAATAATTACCAAGAACGCTACGCTTTTGATGTTCACTCATTGCTAGCCATCAGCTCCTTCCTGTGTAGTGTCATCATCGCCCATCGTTAGCGGTTGCAACTCACTGGAATAATCCAGTAAAACCCCGAGCTCCTTAGCTCTATCTTGTTCGAGTTTCCGTTGTTCAAGAACTTCTTCCCAATCTCGACCAGATGATGCGCACACATCTTCCAATGTTGTAAGACCGGATTTGATTGCTTCTTTATTAGCGTTAACTTCCTTAACGGGGTCAATCCAAGACCACCCTGGAGCAAGCCAAGCTACCTCTTGGTATTTGTCCTTGTTCGCTAAGTAGTCAGAAGGTAATTCACCCGCTAAATAAAGGGCGTTAATAAAAGCTTTCCAAATCGGCATACAGAAGTGTGTGATTACAAATTTCTGTACTTGACGGAATGTCTTTTGGTCCTCTAACAAGTTTTGCCTTGCCGCCGAGAAATTCCCAGATATATTACGCGCTACGATGTCAGCGCTCATACCAAGACCGGACGCAATACGTCTGGTCTGAGTTGCCGAGTATTCGCTTGCAGTTCCTGCATTACGTTTAGGGTCTGCAAACTCAATCGATTCACCAGGACTTAAATGTCTAACCATACCCGGTGCCATTGTAATATTGGGTCTACCTTTTTTATCTCGTGGTAATATCCCCGTTTGTCTTGCTGAATTTTGCGAGGTTACGAAAACGCTAAAACATGCTGCTACGCGAGCTGCAATTAAGTCAGCATCCATATATTCGTCAATATCGTGAATTCTACGTAAGACTAAAGCTAATAAGCTTATACCTCTAATCTGAGACGGTCGTTTTGGTTTAAATAATAAAAACGCCTGGTCAGTGGTTAATCGAACTGTATCGAACGAACGCAAACCCATTGGATCTGTTTGACTCACATGGTAAGCTACAGGCCTGCCGTGTTCAGTAACCTCAACTCCGTTGATGATGTTATTCTTGCCGTGCGTGATACTTACTGCGCCGATATTTTCAGCTTCTATCAACTGAATGGATAATGGTAAGTACGTGCCCTGTGAAGTTTTATTGACTAGAATTTCCCCGTCGTACACCATACGTCTTAGCGCCATTTCTTGTAATTCATAGAAGTTTGAAATACCCCTAATGTCAGCGTTTTCAGGTTCAGCCCATTTGGCCCATGCTTTCTCGATTTTCTTATTTAAATCGTTGTTTAATTTACCGTTACGATTTCTAACTTTAGCCTGTGGAACAATGCCTGCCCCTATTACATTTCGTAACAATGCAATAACAGCGGACTCAGCTAAGTCGCTGTTCATTTCTGCAGCTCTTGCGCGCCCGCGAATAATATCACGCGAGCCTGTTGCAAGCTGTTCGGCCGTGCCATATGCGGGTTGCCAATCACTGCTTAACCTATCCATAGATGCCGCATCATATTGACGTAGTGCATCACGGTAGGCCTGGCGTTCATACGCACGTTGTGGACTCACCCATCCAATCACTTTGTCAATAATGTTCATCGTCCACCCCATGTTACGAATGCATCCGTTTGATATCCGTTTGACTCCTCATGTACACGTTGCATCAATGTTTGTTCTCGTGCGTATAGTACTGGTAAGTCAATTGTCTTGAAACGCTTACCGCCGATTTGCAATTCAGAATACCCTTTAGTTTCGATATCCTCAATCACTTGACGGACCCGTTCAAGTTGTTCATTTACATCGCTCATGGTTCACCTCCTATCTAAACCAATGCCCAGTATTGCCTATGCCTCCGCCGTAATCTTCGTAGGTTTCAACCTCTTCAGTTTCCTCATAGTCAGCTGGTTCAACTAAATATTTAACACCCGCAATATCTGCTACTGCGGCATTGTAGGTGCATGTATCAAGTAAGTGATTAACAGGATGGCTGGTGAGCGGTTTCCATTGCACCGTTACTGCTCCTGTTTTCACATTCCTAATTTCCTGCTTCTCCTCTGACCGTAAATGATCAGAGTACTCTTGCGGACAGTTTTTATATAAATGGATCGTACTATCTTCATCGGCAGGTCTTATCATCCTTGCGAATATAAAGTCCTTCCAATAATCAGTGTTTAGCACATACAACTTCAATCCGCCTACGACACCCTTTTCTAGTGATGTCATAGTGTATGGTGCTGCCATCGTGCTATGATTTGAGGAGCCTTTAATTGGAATACAGACTTCAGGGAACCTAGAACAAAATTGATATACTTCGTCCGTTCTAAAGCCTGAGTCAATGCCAGCTTTCATCACTTGTCGAGATTCACCATATTCTGATGGGTATTCTCGGTTAATAATTATCTCCTCTAAATCTTCCCATGTACTTGCCTGTCCATAATCAATCAGATAAGACTTGACGCCTGGTGCGTATGCTCGTACCTCCCACCAGAAGTGATCGAGTTGTACGTCAACCGAAGCTATAAGTAATACTGCTTTATCTGGCACGACGCCACACGGATACGAAGATTGTGTAAACTCCAGATTCTGTGTGCTTTTGGTTTTAGAACTTTTCCAAGGCTCTGCTAACCACGAGTTGATAAAGTTCATCAACGTAGCAGGTGTGTCTTTTGAATTCTTAAACTCATAGGCAACGTCTCCGAATGTGACCCACGGCGAATATATAGACGATAAGTGATACGATACCGAGCGGACTTTACTTTGCGATTTATTTACCGCTCTCCATTCACCACTTCTTAACATTTCCATTTTGTGCTTATCGTAAATACGTTCGCCGCAATGTTCACATTCGTAGTACGCTGTATCACGTATCATGTCCGCATTATCATTGTGTTCTTCAGGCCATTTTATCTGCTTAAACTTGAGGGTCTGCGACACACCGCAATGCGGGCAAGGCACGTAATATTGTCGGCGTTCATTTGCACTCATGAACGCCTGCCAAATATTACCCGACTCAACCGTAGGAGTAGACACCATCACGATTTTTTTATCGACGAACGTTTTTGTACGTTCCGTCGCCAGTTTGATTGGGTCTGCCTCCTTACCTGCAAAGGCGGGGTATTTGTCAATTTCGTCAAAGAATAGATATTTGATTGAACGGCTTGAAAGGCTACTCGGAGAGTTCGCCCCTACAAGTACCATGTAATTGCCGTTGTTGAAGTCTAGCTCCAGCAATTTACTATTCTCGTCAAACTTGTCACTAATCGATTTGACAGATTTAATCATAGGCTGCACACGCTTATCGCTGGCAAACTTAGCGATGGTATCTGTTGGATACACCATCATGGTAGGGAATGATGTTTGGTCTAGTGCATACCCTATCATGTTAAGTTCTGTTTCTGTCTTACCTAGCTGTGCGCCAAAGCAAAGCACTATCTTTTCAATGAGTGGATCAGTGAATCTATCCATTGGCTCTTTAAGATAAGGTGTTCGATTCGTACGCCATCTACCGGGCTCTGCCGATACACTCGTTAGTACTCTAAAGTTATCCGCCCATTCTGATACGGTGTATCTTTCTGGTGGCTTAAATGCTTCAAGCTCTTCTGGAAACCAATCAACCTTTGGCCTTTGCTTTTCGACTGACTTTGATTTCCGGCGTGTACTCACCTTTGCGCGCGTAGCTTTCGAGGTAGTCTTCGACAACGTCATTCACCACCTTTTCTACATTCGCCCGTTCCTCCGGATCCGTGAATTCACTCGCAATTCGTTTCGCCAATTTAATAAAAGACGATTTCAATTCGAGTACTCGCCCAGACCATTCCTTAGCGACATCTGCACGAGATATGTATTCACCCTCTAATATTTCAAGAAGCTTTTTCTCGCGTGCTGCTTTAGACTCCTTTAAGTCAGCTTCAGCAACTAACTTTCGAGTGGCTGCAGATTGGTCTTTTGCTTTATCGCCTTTTGCATGTCCAAGATACGCAAGCACCTCCCTGAGATTCCACCACCCTGTGGCAGCTTTTGGCATCCCTGATTTATGATGCCTGGAAATAATCTCAGGGGTCACTCGTAGAAGGTCACAAAGCTGAGCACTTGATACGAGCAAATCGCCTGCGGTATTGAATTTGACTCTCGGTTTTGCGTCGGCCATTGACGACCTCCTTTCTGTCTCTTGACATTCAACTTTCAACAGTAAAATTTCTCCCACACAGAGACAATCTTCGCGCGGGGGCGACCAGCGGCGGTTTTTGCTCTAGGAAGTACCTTTTCCCAATTTTCATTTTCTCAATTACTTTTTGTATTGATAATGTAAATTTGGGCAACAAAAAAGCACCCGTTAAAGGGTGCTAGACTACCGCCTATCTCTGTAAGTAAAAAGGACGCCAGTTATGTTTGGCGTCCTTAGCTAATTTAATTCTTGTGAAGTTTCCCAACTTTCACACTTACAGTATACCACACTTTGATGTACTGTTTTGTATCGTTTTGTATTGTTAACGCTATTTCAATTTGGCTCGAATTCGCCCTACCTCTACTAACGCCCGGTCATGTAGCTCGCCGCGTACTCGTGCTTCACTATAGTACAAGATTTGTGCCAGTTCTTTCCAGCTTCTTCCTTGCACGTATCGCTCTGTCAAAAGAACTGCCAGCTCATTTGGACGTACTTGGCTAATCACCCAGCGAACTTCTGATTTAATATTTTTGAGTCGCTCAATCTCTCTTCGTTGCTGTTCAACACATTGCTCAATACCTACTACGATATTTGATAAGTCGCTACAACTGCCTCCGGATATCCTATCCTTGCTATAATCGGTAGCTGACAAAGTATCCGCTTTGCGTTCTATTTGTGCTTCGATGTCACGATTGATGGATTCAATTCTATCATCAATTCGTAATATCTGAAGCATGTACTCTTTATCAGTCATTCACAGGTCCCCTTATTTCCACCACCATTAATTACTAACTCCTTTTTCAAGTGTACGGATATACCGATTGAGATACCATTGTGCTTTTTTTAGGTCCTCTACCTTATCACCTTTGAACCCAGCACGCGCTACATACTTAACTACATTTCCTAAATGGTATGGTAATTGTTGATCTTCGATGAAATCGATTACTTCGATATTACCACGTGTGTAATGTGAAGGGTGATTAACAACATCGTGTTCGATATTAGATACTTTAACAGGTGTCACTATCTTCGCCTCCTTAATTATCGCCTTGCTTGTAGCTGGCTTAGCTTCAATATGCTTAGTAATCGTAGCTATAATTTCCTGTTTGGCTACTTCTTCTTTTTGTAATTCATGGCTCACCTTCTTAAGTTTTTCTACTTTGGACTTTTTGGCGTGTTTAGCTGCACATTCTGGGCAATATTTTGGCGGTCGCCCAGGTCTGCTTGCAGGTACTGAAAATTTAATACCACAGCCTTCACACTCTGTAGTTTTAAGGTCCTGTTTTACTTTCAACGTAGGAGGTGTCATAACCTTCATACAATCAGGACAGTACTTTTCGTCCTTAACTAAGGTATACTTCTCGCCGCATCTGCTGCATTTTCTTTGCATAGTTCTACTCCTTGTATAATTCTTTACGATATTTGATAGCTTCTAGTAGTGCATCTTGCCCTACTTCTTTACGTTCTAACGCTTTCATAACTTGTTCATCCATCGTCCCTTTGGTAACTAGGTGATGGATAATCACAGGTTGTGTTTGTCCTTGTCTGTGAAGTCTTGCGTTAGCTTGTTGGTATTGTTCTAAACTCCAAGTTAGTCCGTACCACACTATGATGTTTCCGCCTGCTTGAAGATTTAATCCGTATCCTGCTGATGCCGGGTGTGCTAATAACATTTGGATATTACCTTTATTCCACTTGGCTACATCATCATCGGTTTTTAGCTCTACTGCTTTAGGGAATGCTTCCTTAATCGCTTGCAGGTCATGCTTGAAGTTGTAGAATACTAACATCGGCTTTCCTTCATTGGTATCTACTAATTCTTTTAGCCGTTCGACCTTTTCGTTATGGACAGTTATGGCTTCACCATCATCCGAATATATCGACCCATTCGCAAGTTGTAACAACTTGCCTGCTAATGCTGCTGCATTCAAGGCGCTTACGTCGTCATCATCAACTAAGCTAAGTACGTGATCACGTTCCATCTGTTTATAGAGTTCCCATTCTTTAGGACTCATTTCAACCGTGATTACATTTTCGATGCGTTCTGGAAGGTTTAGATAATCCTTAGCTTTTAAACTCATACAGATATCTTGCATCTTACCGAATATCGCCTTATCGCCGCCCGGTAGTAGTCGATAGCTATACACGATATGCCCGTTTGTTTTATCCGGGGTAAAGTATCGTAACCGATACTCAGTAAGGGTTTTACCTAATCGTTCACCGCCATCTAACAAATACATTTGCGCCCATACATCCATTAACGTATTCGGTGCCGGTGTACCAGTTAAAATGACTACTCGTTTGAAGAAAGGCCTCATTTTACGCAGTGCCTTAAATCGTTTAGCCTGCGGATTCTTAAACGATGAACTCTCATCGATAACAAGCATATCAAAGGGGAATTTCCGCTTTGGTTTTTCAAAATAATAGTCATACAACCATTGCACATTCTCACGATTTATAACGTAGATATCAGAATTACTTTCAAGGGCTTTGATGCGGTCCTTTTCAGAACCTAAAACAGATGCTATCGTAAGATGGCTTGTCTCACTCCATTTTTGAGTCTCCTGCGCCCAGGTTGACTCTGCTACCTTCTTAGGTGCTATAAGCAGTACTTTCTTAATATCAAAGTAGTCATACATTAACTGCTCGATGGCAATTAATGTGGAAACAGTCTTACCTAAACCCATATCGAGTAACAGTCCGTAGTGTGTATGATCAATGATTCGCTGGATGGCTATTTCTTGGTATTCGTGCGGATGAAAGTTCATGAACTACCCTTTCCATATCTTCAACAAATAACTTAGCTTCTATCATTCCTGTAATCACGAATACTAACGCACCTTGTTTACGTAATCTAGCAACTTGTATTCTTTGATTAGCCATCAATACACCCTTTTTATCTTTGAGTTCTACAAATATGACGCTGCCTCCAGGAAGTACTACTATTCGATCCGGTACACCATCATTTCCAGGTGATACGAACTTCATATATATGCACCCTAGTTTTTTGAGTTGAATTCCTAACCATCGTTCGATATCCTTTTCGATTGTTCTCACCTCGTTCTCAATAAATAATTGGACACACTATCGGACACGCCTGTGAAGCCTCACGGTTACTGGGTTTATGGTGGGGGTGTGTCCAATATGTCCGATTTTTTGCCAGAATATATATATACGCGTATTCGTGTTTTTTACGTGTATACGTATACATACGATTATTCATATATTTATTTTTTATTTTTTATATAAATAATTGGACTCTCTTGACACATATTGCTATTTAGATTAGCACTTATCTGCTTTTTGTCCGTGTCCAATTAGCGTGTCCAAGCGTGTCCGGTGTGTCCAATTATTGGCATACATCAAAATTCATCGATGTATAGAAGTGTATAATTATTTTTACAAACATATATACACTTTAAAAATCGGACACACCTTAAATAATTGGACACACCTACTTTTCATGATTACTTTTATAGGTTGGTAGAAGGCCCGTACCTTCCCTTACAAACGCTCTCTGAGGCCCATAAAGTTTACCGAAGCGGGCTTTTCCGGTCCCTTTAGTATAAGGACTCCAACCCCGCATTGCTTGTAATATATCAATGATTTCTCTAGCCTTTGCGTTCTGCAGGTTCTTCCTGTCCCCCTCCATCACTTCACACCATATCTCAAGGGCACACACCCGCTCCCGCTGCACTGAACCACAATGATCGTCATCGCCATAATTTCTGATATAATCGCGTCTATCAAAGATATCAAGCGACTCCCAGTTCTCAGGTAATAACATATCAAGGTATTCTTCAATGAGGCCTACGAGTTCACCACCTTCTGTGTGTGATAATTGAATTCTAAGGGCTTCTTCTTCGAGTTCTCCTTCAAGGACTAAGGACTCACCCTCGGACCAATAGTAATACGCTTCCGCCCATAATTGGTCTATGTCCTCTTTTGATAGCTCCCAGGCGTTCTTAGTTTTACGATCTTTGTCGCCTGTGACAGGCCAGAATCGGCGGTTACCGGTTCGGTCCTTAAGGAACATAAGATTATTAGTGGAGCCCGCGAATACACACTGGCGTGGATACTCTTCGGTCCGTCTCCCATAAGGGGAGCGGAACCGGTCGGAGGTGCGACTGATAAAGGCCTTAACGATTTCATTATCATTCTTATAGGTAGGCGCGAGTTCCGCTAGTTCATTAATCCAAGAGCCCTGAATTTGTTCTAGGGCATCTTTGGTTTTAATATCCACGAGTGAATTATTGAACCATTTACGACCCAATCGCTCCAGGATTAACGATTTACCAAGACCTTGAGAGCCATATAATACAATTGCCGTATCGAACTTAACACCGGGACTCATGACACGTGCTACAGCACCGCACATCCATTTACGTGTTACCGCCCTGATGTATTCGGTATCTTCAGCACCGATGTAATCGATAAATAGAGTATCGACTCTACAAGTACCGTCCCAGGTTAAACCGGTTAAGTACTCACGTACAGGGTGGAACTTGTTATCTTGCGTTACTTCCTGGAGCGCATCGTCGATAATGCCTTTACCCTTGATCAGGTATTTTGTGGCGAAATAGTTACGTAAGCACGCATCGTCCGTATCGGTCCAGTAAGGAGTTTCGTCCTTATCTCGCCACGGTAGGTCGTCGGTTACGACTAAACGATGTGCAAATTCATCGAGACGGATACGTCCTCTTAACGCAGGGTCATATTTAAGAACTACTAAGCAGTTGAACACGTCAGACTCCGGTGTACCTCGACGGTCACGTTTGAGCTTTTCGAGGAAGTCCTCCTCGCCTTCCGTGATGTCCTCAAAGTCCATATCGGCCATGCGTTCTTTGTCGAGCAAGATAGGAGCTGCGCCGTCATCGTTAACAAAATCTATCATAGCTTTGTAGCTTGGTAAATCCGTTACTTTCGTTTGTGGATCCGCGTCGGCATCTTCAGCGCCAAATAAGTGGATGCGGACAAGGTCAAAGGCGTTAACCAGCTTACCACTGACAGGGTCGGTCGCATGGTTGGAGTAAGCGAAAGTGTCATTATCGTAAATGACAAGACCGGCTACTGAGCTGCCTCCGGTATACGTGTATCGGTCCTCGACTTGTGTCGGCTCATAGACTTCAGGGAGAAACTTTTGAATCACTTCTGTGATACTATAGCTCCTACAAAAGGCACCGAGTAACCCTTTTTTCTCTAAGGGGTTGCCTTGTTTTTTGGCCGCATCAAGGCGAATTTGTGACTCCTTGCTTGATGTTGGCCAAAGACTCGTATCTCGCCAGTCTCTGTAGGTATTGAGATATTGATCAACAGAAATTAAGCTGCCTTCACTGTGCTGATATACATATTCCACATCCTTTGGACAACTTGGCCAATACATCAGGCGTTCTGCCTGGTGCGTGGATGGGTCAAAGGAATCGATGCCAATATCATCTGCGATACGTCTCGATACAGCTTGGTATTCGTCAGGAGTCATCGCTCTATCAACAGGAATGATGATGCGATAGCGAGGATTGTCAGCTGTGTGACTGTGTGTACTATATAGTACGTACTCCATACCGCCTAATTCCATATCTAGGTCTAAGAGAAAATCTTCACTAGGCGAGTCCGCATCAAGCGTGATTAAGTATCGCTCCTTAACAGCTCCTCTAATCCGTCTACCATTTTTAGGGATATAGCCACCAACAAAACCGCCGACGTCTTTCTTTTGGCCTTTCTCGGCCTTAGTCATTTTGGCGTATTCAGCAGCCGTTTCATTTGTTACAGTAGGCTCGGCCAACTTCTTGGCCAAAGCACTCCAAGTCATTTTCTGAGACTTCCAGCTACGGGCGGAGCGACTTTTGCCCGTAGCTATTATGATATTTGTATCCATATGTTACATCGCTCCTCCCTTCGCAAAATGGATGTCCCCTAAATATTTAGGTACTTGTAATTTATGCTTTTTAATCCATTGGCATACAGCATAATTAATGTTGTGATTATCGCGTACACCTCTGTTGTTTTTTAGCTTAGCCTGGTGTATTACGGTAAAGGCTTCAGAGGTATCCGTAGGGTTTACTTCGATACAGGCCACCGGTTTGTCACTTTTATAAACCCCAACGATAGCACATTTTTGGTCTTTAACTTTTTCTACATAAGTTCCTACACAATTATTGAGTTGAACACCTAACCGAATTATGTCGTGCGTTGTTTTTATCACAGTGAAATCTAGTCCATCAACAGAGTCTATTAGTTTTTTATGGAGCAGGCTGCGCTGTACTGGGACATTTTCTGCTTTTTCAAATTTAGATATGCACACAATCTCGTCATGCAAATCCTTAATTTGAATACGCCTTGCCCAAATCTCCTTCTTCCTAGCTCTTGATAACCGATTGTACATATCCGCAGTATCTTTTACTTCCGAATAGGAGTCAGCGTTTTTTAAGAATAATAGGACTCGACGTTCACCATATTGGTGACGCATAAGCCTGAGGAAATCAGTTACAGTAAGCAAAGCTTGCCCATCATTCCATATTGGCCAAGATTGGATATACCCTGTTTTCCCTCCTTCCTCTGCCACAAGGTCTGTGAATGCTTTCTGATAATCCCTGCTTTTGAATATCTTGCTAGCAGTTTGGATCACCTTGATATAAAAGAAAGGACGGGCAGTTAGTAATTTTCTAACCCAACGTTTATCCGGTACTTTATAAAGCTGTATGAGCGCTTTGATAAAAGGAACACCGGCGCTAGTTAACTCAGTAATAGCCGAAGTACTTGTTGACTTAGCCCCGAAAGGTCTGAAGTAGTTATCGTGGTCTCTAACTAGCTTGTCATTTAATGCCGGCGCATCAGGCGCGTGCATTTTCCACACTAAATTATGGAGTATGTTATCGAGTGCACCGTACCTGGACGATAGTAGTACACCTTGTCTGATTGGCTTAACTTTGTAGCCTACCCGTTTTGACAACTTAGTAAAGTAAGCTTGTTTTAGCACTTTAGCAAAAGTTTGTAGCTCCTTTTTATGTTGCGACAATCGACAATTAGGAGTTGCTACTAGCCAATATAGCGGTAATGATTTTGAGTGAAACACCGATATATTTGGGTCGATTTCTGATATTATATCGGCGCGAGTACGTTTCTTTTGAACTAAGAACACCTTTCCTTGCTTGAAATCGAAGCGTAATATATCGATAAGATGCGGCTTGTATCCAGGGTAGATAGATTGTGTATCGTTATCGACATAGACAGTGTGGTAGTCGAATTTAACATCGAGAATTGTTCCTCGATCAATAACCGATAGTTCTATATCTAATGGAACATTAGCGGTACCGGAAGCATCAGCTACACAATCACCGTCCGCACCTCTTGTACGAATGAGTTCTCCACATTGTGGGCAATAGAACTCAGTTGATATATAATGGTCTACGATTCTACCCATTCCGGAAGATACTGAGGGCCACAAGCAGGCAAATGATTGACCACAATCTACGTGATAATGTACAGCAGGTGACCAAGAGTTCACTTGCTTGCGCCGTACTAGGTCATACAGCTTTTTGACTGACAAACTAAATAATACCTTCATAAGGCGCTATCCTTTCATCTATAACAAATCGTCTAAATCATCATCTTCAGGAGTTTCATCAACTGCTGGAGTTTCATCAACCGGTAACTTTTCTTCTACAGGTTCGTCTTTTTTCTTGGCCACGCGTTTACGTTTTGGTTTTTCTTCAGTGGTAGCCTGTTCTTCTACTTTAGGAGCATCTTCTGCCTTAGGTGTGTCTTCTGCTTTTTTACCATTTAAAACCTTAAGGCCTAAATCGCAAGCGGCGATACATCCTTCACAGTATGCCATAGCAGAGTCTTTGCGTTCACTTGCAGGCGCTTCTTTTACGAGTTCATATAAACCGTCAATCGCTTCGCGTTGTTGTTGAATTTGGTTTTTTGTAAGTTTCATAAGAATTATCCTCCTAATCCTTCATATAGTAAGGGTTTTCAAACCCTGCTGCGTTTAATATAAGGCCCTCATTCCAGGGCTCCGGTTCACACATTATATCTATTACTTCTTCTAAACTGCCTTCGCCTATAGGCGCTTCGATAACTACTTCGTCATGGATATGGGCTACAATTTTATAGCCTGCTTTTGAAAGTCTTAGCATTGCCGCTGCTAAACAATCTCTTGCTACAGCTTGTACAATGTTTTCGACGAGCTTTCCGCCGTAGGTTTCAACTCTGCCCCAGGTATTCTTAACCTGATCCATACCGTCATACTCAATCGACTCACCACCAAACCGGTTAAGCCCTAATCGAGGCCTTGCGTAGGCAAGTCTACGTCCAGACGGTAATTCAATGAACATAAATCCTTTCGATTTAAAGAATTTAATATTGCCTTGCCTAATTCGTACCGGTTCTCCGGTTTTCACGACTTGCTTCGCTGCATTGTCCGCATCCTTCCAAAATCTCGTAATGCGTGGGCTGGCTCGTCGCCAAGCTTCGATGATACCCGGTAACTCCTCTTCAGGAATTTCACCTTTCGTGTCCATCGACTTCATAGCTCCTACACCGCCTCCATAGCCGAGCGCTAGTTCTGCGACCTTACCTTTTTGCCGTAAGTGGCCATTTACACCGTGCTTCTCAACCGGTACGTGGAACATGCTAGAGGCAGATGCACAGTAGATGTCGCCACCCTGTGCAAACACATCTTGTCTCCACTGCTCGTGAGCGAGCCAGGCGATAACACGGGCTTCAATAGCACTGAAGTCGGCTACTATAAAGCGGTGCCCCTCCTCTGCCACCAGGGCTGTACGGATAAGTTGCTTGATCACATCACCAGGGTTTCCGTACAGTAGGTCCAGCATTTCTACATCTCTACTTTTAAGAACGTCCCGAGCTGTGTCTAAATCTTCTAGGTAATTACGAGGGAGGTTCTGCAGTTGTACTACACGCCCTGCCCATCGTCCACTACGCATCGCCCCATAGAACTGAAGCATGCCGTGGATGCGACCATCAGAACATACCGCATTTTTCATAGCTAAGTATTTTTTAATAGAAGAATTACCGAGTACTTGGCGATTTTGCAGTACCTGGCGAACATCAGATGGAATATCCTGAGCTAAGAGGTTTGATACATCATCTTTTCGCATAGTATCTAAATCATATCCTAGCCTTTCGGATAACCACTCTTTCAGTTGCATCGTACTATTGGGGTTTTCTAACCCTGTTAATAGTTTGGATGACTCAGTCGCTTCTTCCACGATTTCGTCGTTACAAGCAAGCGCTGCGTCGACTAGGTCCATATCTACTTTTACACCGCGCCAGTTGATGTCTTGGTCGAGTAGCCAGTACTCGTGCTCCACAGCGGGGGGCTTTAACGATAATAGACGTTTACGAATCGCCTTTTCAACTACAACGTCCTGACGGTTGTACTCAATGTACTCCGCCCATTTGTCAGGCGCATCCTCTGGCATATTTCGTGTCTTAGGATTTTTCTTAGTCGGTTTTCGCGGTACTGAGAAGAATTGAATTAAGCGTTTACCTCTTGCGTCCTTAGCTTCACCTAATCGTAAAGCCTTAGACACATTGTCGAGGCTTGCGGGTAAACTGCAGTATAACGCAAGTACTGATGTACATTCCCAGTTCGTGTAATCCGCATCAGGGAAGTACTTTTTTAGACACAACATTTCAAATGCTGCGTTGAATGCGGTCTTTGTAATTTCCTTGTTATACAAAGCGTCCACCACCCTCTCGGGCAGTGGATCCTTTGTCATATCAATGACTTCGACTGGTTCATCATCAAAGCAGTAGGCAAAGAGCAGTATTTCAAATGTCTCATCATCAACGTACCGCTGTGCTCCGAATTTAATCGGACAGACGCTGTACGTTTCCACATCAATACTGAGCTCCATAATTGCCTCCTTAGATTAAATCGTCATCGTCGTCTAGGTCGCCTAAATCATCGCCAAAGTCGTCAGCAGATACATGAACACCGCCTAGGCGTTCGCCATCTTTGACTTTGCGAATACCATTTAGACCAAAACCGACACCTTTTTTACCATTGAAATTGTATGCGAATACAGAAAGTGCGACCTGCGCATATACACCAGAATAGATTTCTTCTTCGATATCGAAATCATCCATCTTGATTTTGTCACGATTAAATACGATAGGTTGTTTATCGCTATTCGCATTAATGAAGAATTTATCAGCGTATACTTCTGGTTGGTCAGCTACTGCTTCATCTGTATCACCATCACGCAAGTTCAATTTAAGGTAAGCTGCTTTGCCTTCCACCTTAGCCAGTGCTTTTGGATCTGCTTTTAGTTCTTCAATCGCACGTTCGAAAGCTTTAATAGTCTTTTTATCGGTTTTATCGATAATAATTTGGGAGCTATATTTCGCTTTGCCGTCGTCGTTTTTACGGGGTTGAGCGATATTAGCATAAGAAAGTCTTACTACACCAGTTGTCAATTTAGCCATGTTACTGTCTCCTTAATTCTTAAATGGGTTACAATTATGTTCGAACCCTATTACTGTGTTAAATAAATCATTTAGTTCGTCTTCGATATCGGACCTTTCGTCGTCTAGTCGAATCCATTCATCGTCTTCTTCCCAAGAATATTTAGCTGTGTCTATTTCTTCTTGGTAGTAGCGTTCTATCGCCTCGCATTTAGCTTCTACTGTGCACAAGCGAGTATGTAAGCTGGTTGCATAGGCAATAGTGATTTGGTAGAGCTCGTCGAGGTAATGCCCCCGCTCATGAAGCTCTTTAGCAATTGCTTTTACTGTTACGACACGCATGTTACACCTCGTCATCAAATTCATTTGCCATTGTTTCTGCGGTATTAATCGCAGGGCGTTTATCGCTTTCCGGTACCAATGTAGGCTTACCCTCTGGTTTGTCGATATAGGCTTCTAGGTATTCAGCATCGCCTTTTTTACCGAGTACTTTCTGCAGGTTAGTGATACCTTCGAGTTCACGTGGCTTATAGATGTCTTCTTCCTTGTAGCCGTTATCGAGTAATGTTTGTGCTGCAGCATCTGGATCCGTGATAGTACGTCTTGACGTACCTTCTACTAATTTATACCCCGGCCATTGCTTTTCGCCCGATAAGGCTTTTTCGTAAGCAAAGTCGTAAACACCTTTAATCCACTTCGTGATTAAGTCCTTCATCCCCAGGATGTCGGATACTTCACGGTCCGTAAGTAACTGATTGAGCTTACCGCCGTCTTTATAGAAAGCGGCAAGACAAGTATCTGCTAAGGCCCTACAAGTATGTCGAGCTTTACAGAAGTTACAATAATCGCAAGGCGTACATTCGCCGAGCCCATCCCAGGCACGTTGTGCGACAGGTTTGATTTCTTCACCCCAATCAAGTAGTTCCTCAAGAGGCATTTCATCGGTAGACACACTATCAAGTCTTGGCTGAACGATCGTCATACGAACAGTTTTAATGTCGTACAGGAATTCGTTAACGTCATAAGCGCCTAATGCGTAGAGTCGCATTTGCGTGTTTTCGATAGCACTAACGGGAACGCCTTTGCCGTACTTCAGGTCAATTACTTCCAGGATGCCGTCGGCTACGATTACCATATCGCCGGTACCGAAGCCTTCAGGTACCCATCTAGAAAAGTCTAGCCGTGCTTCAATCATGGCTTCTGCATCAGATGAACGAGCACGAGCCTCGTTCACCTTTTCTTCGCAGATGTCCACATAGCGGTTAACCGCTTCTACCATTTCAGCGGAGTGATCATGCTTAGGAAGTTTTTTACCTTCGAGCTTATGTCGCAGGATTGATTCTGCCAGGTCGTGGGCTACAGTACCCTCTGCAGCATAGGGCGATTGTTCATCTGGGAACATCGCTTCTAGCCTTGCTGAAGGAGTACATACGAGCCACCTTGCACTACTTGATGCACCGAGCAAGGCGTGCTTCTTAGCCACGACTAGCCACCCATTCCATGATTTGGATGCGTTGCTCATCGGTAGCGGATGTTACCTTTTCAGCTCCGATGCTATCAAGGAACGCTTTGAATTCTGTTTTAGCTTGCGTCTTGTCCGCAGCTTTGGCCATCACATCTTTTACGGCCTCGCGCGTTTCTTCAAGGCTAGGGATGTATTGCTTTTCTTCCTTAACAGGTTCATCTTTCACCGGTTCCTGCTTAACAGGGGTTTCTACTTTAGTAGTAGTCTTTACTTTTTTAGCCTTAACTTCTTCCTTGGCACGGTCGATAGCATCGGCTTTATCTATAGAAGAACCTACAATAGCTTTATATAGATCCTTGATTTCTTGGTTTAAATCCTTAGCTGTTTCTACTGTGATTTTTAACTCTAACATTGTTCTGTTTCCTTCCTGTTTGACTATGTGATATACTTTAGTTGGATATTTTTCTATGTGCCCTTTCGCATTGCCGTGCGTTGGGGCATTTTTTTTGTCAAAATTATTCATCGGAACCCCCCGATTGTGTGCCCAAATCCTCGCATTCATCCGGAATGCAGTATTCTTTATTTGGACATTTGTTACAGTCTCGCAATTTAATCACCACCCTTCAAAGCGCTTAAATCAGGTACCTCCGTAGCATTTCCGATTTCATATTCGTAATAATCTAATCCTGCTTCTTTTAGCTTATCGGCAGCCTCTCGACCAGACTTAGAAGCATTGATAAATCGATAAGCTGCGTTACGTGTATGGTGAATTTCATATATCTGCTCTTCATAAGGTCTCACCACCGCGCATATTGTGGCCCAGTTTTCACCCGGATCGTCGTATAAAACTTGGCAACGACTATTTAATCGACCAATCAAGGCGCCCATTGAAGGTATCATGTCAATAAATGCGTCACCAAAACCGGCATTCGATAGTGCTTCAGCAAATGTGAGAGCGCTTGATAAGGCCTCTTTAAATTTTTTAAACTCTTCTCTATTTGATAGGGCTTCTTCTAAAGCAGCGATCTTTTCTTTATGTAAAGCATCAAGTTTTTCTTCGCTAATTCGATACACAAATTCTCTTAAATTTTGTTTGCTGACATAAGATTTTGCCATTTTCTGTCTCCTTTAGTTGTAATAAGGGTTTTTACAATAATCGCCGTGAGTCCTTACTCGCGGGATGTACGTGATATCTTCGCGGTCTTCAGCATCGACTTCCGCCATATCTTTTTTGTAACCATACATGGATACGGCCAAGCCTATAAGAGCCTGCACACAGAACTGTACATATCCAATTTGGTCGAGTTCTAAAGCTCCCATAGAGCCTGCGACCAGAAACGTGCCAATTAACATATAGCCCATTAATACTCGTCCTCCTCTTCTTCAATTCTTTCGGCCGTAATGCCATCTGTAGTGACGATAATACGGATTTCAGATTCATCGTAATCACACATAAAGTTTTGCAATTCATATGCCACATCCATAATATTGCTGTTGATGTGATTTAAAATACGATCTGATTCGATTGCTTTCATATGGCGTTCCATATTTTCTTGATTTGTTGGAATTTCAGTCATAGTTAAGGTCTCCCGTCTTCGTAACTTTGCAAATAAGCTTTCAACTCATCTACAGTTTTATCTTTTAATGATGCAACTAGGTTGTCGGCCAGAAGAGTTGCCGTTCTGTGTGCTATCTCGTTACCATATTCATTAGAGCTTGTTTCGGTAGCAGGTTGATAGCGTTTATCATGTTGGAAAGCGTATTCTTCCCTCCATATGGCGTCTAATAGATCATCTTTGTAGGTCATAGGTTTACCTCCTAATGAATTCCTGCGGATTTAAACTCCGCATCAACTACTTTCACATCCCAACCTAGCGAATGGACAAGGAACGTCCTAAACCCTTCTTTATCGATGACAAAGCTACGGGATTTCTTACCTGGCGACTGCCAGGCATATGCGAACGGAAACCGGTCTCTTGCGATTCCCTCCCGAATAGCTGTTAGGCTAACGCCGAGCACGGTCGCCATCTGGGCGACTGAAATCACTTTTTTAAGCATTTACTATCCTCCTTTTTATACATTTTTATTTGCTAAAATTCGAGTAAACTCGAACTGTTTACCAAAAAAAATTAACCCTTTTGGGATATGGTAGGTCTCCTCTATCTTGCATATCTTCGCATAGGGGACTTTTGAGCTATCTCTCTCCCATCTTGCCAAGGTTTGTGGATGCACGCCTAATTTGTTGGCAGCATCGACCTGTGTTAGTCCTGCATTTACACGGGCGGCCTCCAAAGTTACTAGGTATTGACTCATTAATACCACCTCCTTTCAAACTAAGAACTCCTTGTTATGTATTTAGTTTAACTCGCATTAAGCCGAATTGCAAGTGCATTTATATTTAAGTTTGTGTAATATTTACTTATATTTTTTACATTTATTTTATATTAACTCGAAATTATTATTGATTTTCTCGTATAAATACGTTAAAATAACGATACAGGGAGGTGGAAAATATTAAATTTTTATTAATAAAAAGAGGTGTTACTCATGGCAAGACCCGCATCTACTGCATTTGATAAAGAAATAAGGAGTCAGGTAGCAGCTAATCTTAATACCTTATTACGTAGAAGAGGATGGACAAAAGCTGATTTAGCTAAACAATCACAGATAAGTCCTTCTACACTTTCGGGGTATTTTAACGAAAAGTATAACATCACCCCTGGAAACTTACAGATACTATCTGATGTTTTTGGAGTCGAGAAAGGTGATATAGATCCTAGATATAAAATTGACACTAGGGAAGTACATTTATTACTCCGTAAAAGATACGATAATATTAGTCGACGCAACGCAGCTAGTAGGGCATCGACTTTCTTAAGCAAACATAACTGCTCCTCTAACGAGTTAACAGGAGCGACTAGTACATCGGCCATGCTACGTATATTAGCCCAAGAAGCCGACGAGCTCGATGCTGACCGGATTTCATTCACTTCACAGAACTCTTTAGCTAACAGGAAGGTTAATATATCTAAACCAGACTCGGACTTAAATCCGGAAGAGCAACTTGATAAATTTACTTTACAAGCTGAAGCGAACACGGCATCTATACTTTTAGAGAAATATATAGAGACTGCTAACCAACTCTTATCAATAAGAAACAAAATTAATCCTAGTGAAGACTTGCAGCACTTTTTAACCGTTATTGCAGGGACAATTACGGTGGCAGAAGATATAAAAAGGGAATACTCAGAGATTTTAATGAAAACTGAGCAAGAATAAAGATAACTATCTGTAGATTAAAACAGGGAGAAATAGTATGAATAAAAGAGTGTTAGTAACAGCTATTGTAGGGGTAATTATGGCTGTATTGGTAGGTTACGTAATAACTGACTACCATCAAAAGGCTCCTGATCGAGCATCTTATGCCTCATCAGAAAACGCTCGCAAAGCTCAAGAAGTAAAGGATAAGGAAGCCGAATTGACGAAGAAAGCTAATGCCGAAAAGGAAATATATACGATTCTAAAGAACACGAACTTTGAATATGATCAAGTAGACAGGGAATTCAAATTCTACAGTTCTAATCAAAGATCGATACAACCCAGTAATTCTGTATCATGGGTTGCTTTCGTAGACTCTTCAGGCCATTTAGTAGGGCCTTTTATTAGATTTGTTACTTTCGCTCCATTAGATATATCTACAAATTGGATATTTTGGGATAAATTAACGTTCTCCAGTTCTGCAGGTAAGTTTGATTACACGATGCGTGGCGTCATCGCCGGACAAAGCGGCGGGGGTAAGAATATCAGACTAGATGATTCTGGAACTTATGAGTATGCCCTACTAACAATCCCTGAAATAGATGAAGGTCTGCGCATCTTAACACAAGGCAGCAATCCAATAATCAGATACAGAGGCTCCCAATATTATAAGGACTACACCCTATCTGCTGAAGAAGTCGAACAGCTAAAAACTGCACTAACCCTATATGAACTCGGAGATATTGTTGATGATAACTTAGATGTAAATAAGCTATCTAAATAAAAAAAATACCCCTATCAAACGATAGGGGTATTTTAGGAGGTATGAAATTATGGCTATGAAACGTGCCAACGGTACTGGCACCGTGTATAAGATGAAACATAAGGCCCTACGTAAGCCATATCGAGCCGTGGTGACTCTTGGATACAATTCTGAGGGTAAACCCTTGCGCAAATCAATAGGCACCTTTGCGACGCAAAAGGAAGCATATAATGCCCTTGCCCTATTCTCTACTAATCCGCAAATCCAGGAGGAACGCAAAATTACTTTTGGGCAGTGCTTCGATTGGCGCCTGGAGGAAGCTGAACGTCAGGGGCTATCTAAAGGACGAATTAAAAGCATGCACGTTGTGCGAAAATTGGTAGAGCATCTATTTAATATTGAAATGAAAAATCTCAGAGCAGCCCATCTGCAGTCTATATTCGATAATTCGACGCACACAAAGTCTTATCAGAAGTTAATTAAAGCGATCATAGTTTCTGTAGGTACTCTCGCAGTTAAGCAGGAAGTCATTCCGCGCAACTACCTTTCCGATATTATCATCAACAAAAACGCAACACCGATTAAGAAAGCTAACATATTTACGAATTTGGCTCTCTATGAGCTTTGGAAGCACTCTGACGATATAATATCCAAACTAGCACTCATATACGTCTACACGGGGCTCAGATTGAACGAATTACAAACAATTCGAGTTGATGATGTCCACATTAAGGAACGGTATATGATTGGCGGTTCTAAAACGGAGGCTGGCCGTAATCGAGCTATCCCTATTGCAGAATGTATCTCCCCTTTCATCAAGGAACTCTACCAGCAAGCAAAATTTAAACGCTCCGAGTGCCTACTAGATGGCGTGATACATAAGGACATATACCGCAAGGAACTGCAAAAAAGATGTAAAGAATGGAACCTAGGCGAGCACAAGCCACACGATACTAGACACACCTTTATCTCGATGTGCAGCAACATAGGTATTGATGAGATCATTATTAAGAGAATTGTTGGCCACGCTAACAAGGATAATATCACTGCAGATGTCTATACGCATAAAACACTACAACAATATATTGATGCGGTGAATAAGTTACCTTACGGAGATGACCTATTAAAAGGTGAGCAACGGTTGAGCAACCGAGAAGAAATTAGGTGATTTTTACCGTTTTGCAAAAATAAAAAGACCAGTAAACATAAGCGTTTACTGGTCTTTTAGATTTGTTGTACTATTCAGCGGAAATTATTTAAAAGTGCCATCTATTTACGTCATTACTGGATTTTCTTTATTTAAGGTTGAGCAACGGTTAAGCAACCGTTACAAACTTTAAAGGAATTTAGGGGTTTTAGCACGAGAATATTTATAGATTTATTTGATAAAATAAATGTTGTCATCCTCTGGCTG